GGCGTGCGCCGCGGCGCAGACGTTTGCCGCCCTCGGTCGCGTCCACATAAGTCGGCCCCGACACCGGGCTCGCCCGGTTGAACCCTTCCACGCCCTTGACCGGCGACACCTGTGCAAAACCTTGAGCCCGCGACCACCCATAGACCGCCGGGGCCTCATAGCCGGTGTCGATGGCAAGTCGCGCAATCTTCAGATTCGCGCCACGTTCATGCGGCCATGTTCGACCGAGCAGTTCGGTGAGATCGCTCCATGCCTCATGCCGGTCGGGCCCGCCCTCGATCACGATGTGATCGACGAGCCAGCTTTCCAGACCTCGGCCCCAGGCCCAGACATCGACCTCGATCCGATCCTTCTGCACGTCGGCCCCAGCGGTCAGGAACAACCCGCCCGCCGGGACAATGCCCGGCTTCCAGCGTTCGCGCTGGTCGTAGAGCCGTTGCCAATCAGGCGCTTCGCCGGTCTCGACCCATGTCTCGCCAAGGATCGTGTTGCGGAACGCCTTGATCGCCTCGTCCGACCCTTGAGCCGCATCCCAAGCCCGCACAATCCGCTCCCAGCTGAGCCAGCCGATGGGCGAATAAAGCGCCGAGAGGTGGTAGCCGACGGTATTGGGATCCGCTGCCGTGGCGGTCGCCCGCCATTCACCTGCCTCCAGCATCGCCGTCTTGTGATGTTCGGCGATAGGCGTTTCGCAGCCTTCGCAGTGATATTCCGCTGTTTCCGGTTGTCCTTTTTCCCAACGCAGCCGTTCGAACTTCAGCCACTGCTTCGCGCCGCAATGCGGACATGGCACGAAGAACCGGCGTTGATCGCTGGCCTCGTAGTCCCGTTCGATCCGGCTCATCCCCCGTATGGTCGGTGTCGAGACCAGGAACACCTTGCGCCGGTGCGCGAAGGTCAGCGAGCGCGCTTCCGCCAGCGTCACCGGATCGCCTTCCTCGTCGGCCGAGGCCGGATAGGCGTCAACCTCGTCGAGGAAGATGTACCGCGCCGGGGTCGAGCGGAGACCTACCGCCGAGTTCGCCCCGGTCATGATTAGGATGCCGCCTGCGAATTCCTTGGACAGCATTGTATTGCCCGCATCACGCGAGCGCGCCGGTTTGACCCGCTCCCGCAATTCCGGGCTTTCGTCGATCAGCGGATCGATCCGCTGCCTCGAGTTCCGTTTCGCCAGTTCCACCGTGGGCTGGACGGCGAGCATCGGCCCTGGTGCCTGGTGGATCGCGAAGCCGATCCAGTTGTTCCCGGCCTCGGTTGCGCCGACCTGCGCGGCCTTCATGAACACGATCCGCTGCGTCGGATCTCCCGGCGACAGCCGGTCCATGATCTCGCCCATGTAGGGCGTGCGGGCGGTGCGATACCGCCCCGGCTCTGCCGATGCCCGTCCTGAGAGCATCCGGTGCCGATCCGCCCATTGCGAAACCGTCAGGTCCGGATCCGGTGTGAGGCCTTCGCTCCAAGCGCGTAGAATTTCGGCCGCGCCATCGAAACCCTCATCGGAGATCGGGTTTGACCTCGGAGAGATCGTCGAGCTGGGCACGGACATGTTTCTCCAGAGCCTTTTGCATCGCGGCAGGCTCAACGCCCAAATCGGCCGCCATCAGCGCCGCCGCCCTCGCGGGCCAGTTGACCCAGACGTCCCGCTCCTGGCGCGCGAGCCGAAACACCAGCGACAGCGCGCGGGCCCGGTCGATCAACTCGCCTTTCAGCTTTTGCAGCCGAAGACGGCGCTCCTGCGCCTTCAGAACCTCGTTGGCCGTCTTGGCCTGCAGAAAGGTGGTGCCACCGCCCACCGCCGGGGCAGACATTCCTTGTTCGCGCAGGGTTTCGCCCACGGCCGAGACCGCAGCCTCAGGGACGGGTTTGAGCTTCGGCTTCGGGGCCTTGCGGGTCTTAGATGGGTCCGTGGCTTGCGCGCGCAGTGCATCGCTTGCCTGCGCGTCAATGCTGCCATCAGCGTGCAGAACCAGCCGCCCAGTTGCCTTGGCCTTCTGGATTGCTCCGCGTGAGAGACCGACGCGGGCGGCGTATTGGCGCTCGCTCAGCCCCTCCATGAAACGCTCCGATTATCATTCCAAATCATGTGCTTATGTAGTTGATAAGCCTCCGCACCAGAGCGAACGTGGTCCTACGAAAACGATGCAACTCACCACGGAGCCGCCACGATGACCCGCCTGAACCCGCAGACAACGCCCCGCCATGAGCTTCGCGCCGAGAAGGCACGCCGCAACAAGGAGGCCGCTTTGAACGCCTTCATCGGCAAGAAAGCCGAGATCGACGAGATGCTCGCCCGGCTGCAGAGCCTCAGCGACGAGCATTTCAACTGCCACCCCGACGAGATTGGCTGGGCCACCGTTGGCAGCCTCGATCACTACGCCAGTCTCTTAAAGCGCATCACCGACAGCGCCTTTGGCGAAGGCGAGCACGCGGAGTGAGCACCATGGAAACCAGCACCATCCGATTGCCCATCCGCAAGCTACCCGATCACTTTGACCGAAGCCGCATCACCACAGTCCTCGACGAAATCGAAAGCGCCCTGATGGACGACGGCGGCGTCTATGTCCGTACCTACGCCGACAGCATGACAATCACAATCGACTTGCCGACCGATCAGCTGATCGATGCGGCCGCCTGTCTGAAGGACCTCGCCTTGATCTGACATCGGGAAACCACCCCGAACTCCGGCCGCGCCGTTGCGCGGCTTGGGGTCGTAGAAGACCGCGACGGTCGCGGTCCGAACACGGAGACGACCCCATGACCAAGCTTTCCGACACCCAGACAATCATCCTGTCCCGCGCGGCCCAAAAAGAGGACCGCATTGCCCTGCCGCTACCCGACAACCTGCGCGGCGGGGCCGCCGCCAAGGTGGTCGGCGCGATGCTCGCCAAAGGCTTCCTCGAAGAGGTCGAAGCCGACATGCGCAACAACGAGCCCGTCTGGCGCGAGACTGGCGACGGCCACGGCGTCACGCTGATCGCCACCGACGCAGGCCTTGCCGCCATTGGCATCGAGACTGACAGCGCGGAGGTCAAAACGACCGAGGGGGCAGCACCCAAGACCCGCACGCCGCGTGAAGGCACCAAGCAGGCCACCCTCATCGGGATGTTGCGCGCGCCAGACGGTGCAACCATCGCAGAGATCATGGCCGCAACCGGATGGCAGTCGCATACCGTGCGCGGCGCAATGTCCGGTGCGCTCAAGAAGAAACTCGGGCTCGAAGTGACCTCTGAAAAGGTCGAGGATCGGGGTCGGGTCTACAAGCTGCCAGCCGCCTGAGGCATCCGAGCCCGTTGAACTTATCGCCGTCGCCCCAGTTAGGGCGGCGGTTTGTCATTTGGCGCTTCGCATTCGGATCGCCTCGAACACCCGCCGCAGGACGTAGGACCGCGCGATGCTCACTACCGTGAACACCGCCCCCATCTTCAGGTTCTGCGCCAGCGTCGTGTGCAACCCGAAGATTGGGAAGATCAGGATCTGCGTGACGACCGCGACGCCGTAGCCGACGGCCACGTTGGCGACGGCTTCGACCAGCGACATGAGGCGGGACTGTTTCATGCTGGCTCCCGTTCATCCATCGGCCAGCAATTGAGCTGCGAGAGTTCGCAGCGCATGCGCGGCAACCAGTGGGACCACGCCATTGCCGCAGAGCCGAAGGCGGTCCACCCGGTGGGCCAGCCCGATTGACCGTTTCGGAGACGTATGTCTAAACTGAGGCACGACTATTCGTCTGGCTTACGCACGGACGATGCAAGCTCAACGATTCCAAGGAAAGCAAAATGGCCGAACGCAAAGAAGACGGATTAGGTGGTGCCATTATCATCGTAGTAGCGCTCATCGCATTCGTCCTATTTATTGTGTGGCTTGGGCTCTTCGCCTCGAAGATGATCTTTCGGTATTCAAGGTCTGCCATTGTGGCGATATCCTTCTTCCTTTGGCATTTGGGTTTCTTGTACAGCGCAGTGGCGTTCAGCGAAGGCGAAGGTGAAAACACCAGAAACGGATGGGAAGTGCTCCAAACAGACTATTTGGGCGGCTTTAGTCCGTTCGTCGTATACGCAATTGTCCTCGCTTTAGCGGTTGCTTTCACATCAATTCGGTATTCAAAGCTGAGTGACGAAGACCGGAGCTTGATACTTTCCGAGGTTGAACAGGAGCGAGCGAGAAGCTCAGGATTGGGGACTTTGGGAAAAGTCCTGGTTGTCGGGGGCTCAGGTGTTTTAGGGTACAAAGCTGGTAGAGCCGCAGGAAAGAGTCTGCTTTGAGAGTGTGCTCAAATGCACCGGAAATCGGTAGCACATGCCGAGCAGTCCGCTGGGGACTTTGGGGAAGCCGAGGCGGAGATGTTGGGCGACGTTCTTGACCCAGACAGAGGGCAAATTGGACGCTCGGAGTCTCTCTGCTGGTTGACAGGCAACCGGGGGATTCTACAGTTCGGCCATGTTGTCGACTTTGAAAGAGACTGGAGTATTGAATGGCTAATGTCGAGAAGGCCCTTACCGTTGATTGCCCAAAGTGTGGAAAAGTAAGTACGTACAAAAAGGTAATCAGCCAAAACTCGAATTCTGGTGTGGTTGTAACGTGCCACTCGTGCAGAAAGAATTTCACCATTGACATACGGAATGGCGAGGTCTTCCGGTCACGCTAAAAGTCGATGGCCAGCTCGCACTCGCCGATGATACGGGCAACTTGGGGCGAGAAGTGACGCGGATTGTCCGAGCCTTGGCGCTGGATTTTGACCGAGAACGGCTGGCCCAGAGTTCGATATCCGGGCATGGCGATGGTGAGCCCGAGGTCGAGCCCGCCTGCGCCGGAGCAGAGCGAGAGGCCGAACAGGTCGCCGTCTCCGGAAGCGCGTCCGGAGGAAGGTAAAGCCAGGTCATGCATCGCCTCAGCGTGGGTTGGCCGTCAGGTCGGCGAAGGTCCGGCCGGTTCCATCCAGCACAGCCGCCTGGCCCGTGAACTGCTGCCAGCGCTGCACGGCGACATCGACATAGGCCCGGTTCAGTTCGATTCCAAAGCACACCCGACCCGTGGTCTCGGCCGCGATCAGCGTGGTGCCAGATCCCATGAACGGCTCGTAAACCGCTTGACCCGGGTTGGAATTGTTGAGGATCGGCCGGCGCATACATTCGACGGGTTTCTGAGTCCCGTGCACGGTTTCCGCGTCCTGATCCTTGTTTGCGATCTGCCAGAGCGTGGTCTGCTTGCGGTCACCCGCCCAGTGGCCCTTGCCGGATTTCTTCACGGCGTAGAGGCAGGGTTCATGCTGCCAGTGATAATCGCCGCGGCTCAGCACCAGACGATCCTTGGCCCAGATGATCTGGGACCGTATGTTGAAGCCTGAGCCCTCGAGGCTCTCGACAACGGTCGCCGCATGCAGCGCGCCGTGCCAGACATAGGCCACATCGCCCGGAAACAGCGCCCAGGCCTCGCGCCAATCCGCGCGGTCGTCATTCAGCACCTTGCCGGTGCGCTTGGTCGCGGCGGCGCCAGCTTTGTTGCGCCAGCCGGGATCGTATTCGACGCCGTAAGGCGGGTCGGTCACCATCAGCAGTGGTGTGACATCGCCGAGCAGTCGCTCGACGTCGGTCGCCACCGTCGCGTCACCGCAGAGCAGCCGATGCTTGCCCAACACCCAGAGATCGCCTTGGCGGCTGATCGGGGTTTCCGGGGCCTCGGGAACATCGTCCTCGCCCTCGCGGGAGGCGGCTTCAGGGTCGACCTCACCGGCCAGCAGCGCCTCAAGCTCGGCATCATCGAATCCGATGAGCGACAGGTCGTAGTCCTCGGCCAGCAGGTCGTTCAGCTCGGCCGACAGCAGCGCGTCATCCCAGGTCCCGAGTTCCGTCAGCTTGTTGTCCGCGATCCGGTAGGCCCGACGCTGCGCCTCGGTCAGATGGGCCAGAACGATCACCGGAGCTTCGGTCAGACCGAGCTGCGTAGCGGCCAATACCCGACCGTGGCCCGCGATCAGCTCTCCGTCGTCGGCGACGAGGCAAGGCACCGTCCAGCCGAACTCCGCCATGCTGGCGGCAATCTTCGCGACCTGATCCGCGCCATGCGCCTTCGCGTTTTTCGCGTATGGCTGGAGCTTGGCCAGCGGCCACATCTCGATCGCGTCCGGGGCAAAGCTCAGGGTCATGCGGGTCGGTTCGCCTCAATCGGGTGGACTCCGGACACCGGCAGCCAGCCTGGACTCCGCGAGGGGTCCGAAGGCCAGCGGGCATAGCCGGTGCAAAAGGTTTGTTTTGTTGCGGTTTTCAGCGGATCGCGGGTGGATGCCTGCCGGGGTGGCTTCCCAAAAAACGCGCCCTGTCGCTGGCGATATTGCGCGCTTCGCCCGCCCGTATACGCTTGGGGCCAGGAAGGACCCGCGAATTCAGTGGGTTACCGGCTTGGACCCCAGCTGGACCCCTGAAGCCAGCTGCGAGGCCTCTGCCTACGCGCTCCTCTCCCGAGTATATCCAATTTGTAGACTCGGATCCGGAAACTGTAACCCTTTGCGATGTCTCACTGAAAATTCTGTCACAGGACGATTTTCCTTGACAGGTTGTTCGCGTTCTCAACCACGAAACGCCGTGACCGCTTCAAAGGCGGCACGCGTCCGTTGAGCCGCCAAGTGATCAGCGCGAGGCCGTATTGCCAATGGCGGTTGGCCGCCGGGCGGCTGATCCCCATCTCCCAGCAGATCGGTTTCCATGGCGTACGTTGGGCACGCAGCCAAACGATCCGGGCATCGTCCCGTTCCAGCCAACGCAGCCAGAGCAACGCCTCCTCGGCCTCAGAGATCTGGCGCGGCCCCGGCCGGGGCCTGCGCATCTGCGGCTCTTGTCCGACCTTGTCCGCGAAGCTGTGGAAATACTCGGGCCAAGCGTTGAAGAAGCCCTGTGGCATCACGCCGGGCAAGGTGCGGAAGACGTCGGCCGCGCTCTCCAGCCGGTCCTCCACGCGTATGGTTGTCCAATCACCCATGGCGCGCCTCCCGTTCCCGCTTGCCGTAAAGGCGCTCGCCAAGCTGCCGCACCAGTTCGCGTTCGGGCCAGGTCAGACGGTCATCGTCAATGGCCACGGCCAGCAGCCCCTGTTCCTTCCAGCCGTCCCGTTTGACCTCATCTGGCTGGCGACGATTGCCGCCATAACCCCTGGGGGTGAAGCGCATGCCGGTCATTGTGCACCTCCTTGGGTTTCCATGGCCCAGAGCAGGAGCGCGATGGCGTCGGCCTCGTTGTCGTCGGCCGGGCTGAAACCGCGCGCCTGGGCGGCGGCGATCATGGCCTCTTTGTTGGCATTACCCTTGCCGGTGGCGTGGCGCTTGATGGTGCCGACGGGCACGCCCTCGTAGGGCACGCCGCGTAACTCGGCCCATGCCGTCAGCGTGGCCATTAGACCGCCGTAGACATGGGCCGCGTCAGTGCCCGCGTGGCGACGGACTTCCTCGAACCAGATCGCTGCGATGGGACCGGACAACCGCTCCAACTCGGCCAGCCAGTTCGTGAAGCGGAGGTAGCGCATCCCACCGCCATCAAACCGGCCGGGACGAAAGGACACGGTGCCGCTGGTGATCAGACCGTCGGCGCCATGCAGCGCCCAGCCCGTCTTCGTGCCGAGATCGAGCGCCAGAAATGTGCGCTTGCCGACAAACGCGGGCGGCACATTTTGGGCTGCGTCCTGTTTGGGGTTGGTCATGGTCTGGTCGGCCATGGGCTTTCTCCTTTTGTGATTGGCTGCTCGAGGGGTGGATCTGGCCAGACAGCGGCCCGAGAAATTGCCCAGGGGTAGGTGGTGGCTCTCCCCGCCTGTAGCGGGGAGGACACCTACCCCTTTAGGGGGGACTTTTCTGAAATCTGAAATCTGGCGCAGGTCACTGATTTTGTTGAGTAAATCCAGATTTCGGAGTAGATTTCGGAAACCGCCTTCCAAAATCTGGAAAGGGCCTTCCAAACCCCTGAAACCAAACATAAAAAGCCAGATTCCAGACTTCGCCAGGATTTCAGATTTCGCAAAATCTGGCCAGATTTCGGATTTCCGCACCCAGATTTCGGAAGACAAAACGGCCTGTTTCATCATGCGTCCTCCACCTCCCGATAGACCCAGACGGACGGGTTTTCGACGGGCAGAACGGCACCGGTCTGCGGGCACTTGTAGTGGCTGGGCAGGACGTCGATCAGCTCCGGCGTGACCTCTCCGGTGGCGGGATCGACATGCTCCCGGCTGGTCGCAAGGCGCATGGTCTCGACGCAGAGATAGCCGTATTTGCTCCGTTCGGTCGCCAGATCCAACGCTGTCGCAGCGGCCCCGCGGACGAACTTCACGTACCCTTTGGTAGTCAGCACGTTCAGCCGTTCGCGTATGATCGATTGCCCGCCAAGCCCCCCGGTGTTCTCAAAGGTCTCCGCGAAATGAGTCATCGTGTACATCCGGCCCTGAAGAGCCTCTTCGTACAGAAGGCCGCAGATCACCTCGCCCTTGCGGTCCCGTTCTGCGTCGTGCTTTGCGCCGACGTCCTGGCGCACCAACCGCTCGTTCATCGGGTTGATCTCGACCCATTGGCCGCCGACCTTGTCGATCAGCTTTGCGGGCAATGCCGGACCGTTACGCAGCTCGATTTCCAGCTTTCGTTGCGAGCAATCCTCGTCGGGGCGATGCAGGATCAGGCCAGAGGTGTAGAAGCCGCGCAGTGCGCTGGCGCCGGAGAGCGCGAGGAAGGGATCGTCCTTTACCTGCTGTTTGCTGAGCTTTTTGGTGTGGTGGATCAGGATCACTCCGCAGTCGGGGTCGATATGATCGCGCAGCACCTCCACCCGTTCCTTGAGGAAGAACATCATGGCGGTGTTGTCGTTTTCGCCTCCGCCATCGGGCCCGCCGTCGAAGAGGTTGCGGATCGGATCGACGCAAAGGATGTCTGGCGATGCCTCCGGGAACGCGGTCTGAACCGCGCGGGCAACCCGAACGCTGCCCTCGTTGTCGAGCAGCATCTTCAACTTCGGCGTGGCAACGAAAGTGTCGTGTGCGGCGGCCAGCACGTCTGGCGGCAGGGCGATCTGCTTCAGGCGCTCGCGGAGATAATGATACTGGATCTCGGCCTGCAGGTAGAAGATCCGCAGCGGCCGCGGCGGTGCGAAGCCGAGGAACGGCACGCCTGCAGCCATGTGGACGAGCCAGGAGATCAGCAGGTCGCTCTTGCCCACCTTCGGCGCGCCACCCAGCACCAGCAGCCCGCCCGGCGTCAGGACACGCGGCGCGATGATGTCCTCCGGCATGGGGCTCTGGTCGTCCAGCAATGCTCCCAATGTGAATGCGGGCGTCTCGACCGGCCCCGGTGCGCCGGCATCCAGCCGGATCAAAGGCGGGCCGTATTTCACGACATGTCGGTCCCAGAGCCGCTCGGACTCGCGCTTGAGGCGTTCCACCGGCCACTGTGGGCGCAGCATCGCGGCGTTGTAGCCGCAGATGCCTTCCCAGCCTTCGTCCTTTGTCATCCGGCCCTCGTGGACCATGCGGATGAAATGCCCAATTGCGGCCGACGCGCCCTCGAAGCGGGACCAGTCATCCTGTGCCCCCTCGCGCACCGGGGTCACCAGCACATCGTCCATGGCGGGCTTGTCGGGATGGCTGAATTCGGGCTGCAGGGATACGCCCGGCGCGGGCGGCATGTCGGTCACGGCCTCGATGAACTCGGCCAGATCGCGCTCGTGGGCGGCGTTCAACTCGACAATACGCACCTGCGTTTTCAGGTTGTTCTTGTAATAGACCGAGCCTGCCACCCGGATCGGCTGGTGCGCCGAGCGGAAATGCATGTCGCCGCCGACCTTGGCGGCAATGTCGCCGCGCAGTTGGCAGACACGGGAAATGTCATCCCCCTCGGCGGGCTCGGTCAGCGTCCACCAGACGTGGGCTTTCCGATGGCCCTCGGGTGTCACACCGCCGCTCTCCACAACCATCGTCGGGGCACCGAGGTGGCGTTCGAGGTGCGCACGCTTGGCGGCGATGTCACTGGTGTCGAGATCGACCACGACGGTCTGCATCTGCAGGATCTCAGCGGCCTTGGCCTGGCCGGACGCGGCCACAGTGCCGGGGATCACGTAGACCGCCGCACCCTCACGCGATGCCCATGTGGCGAAGGTGGCCATCTTCTCCGGGGCGGCCTGATCCGCCTCGAGCCAGATGTTATGCGGGCGGCCATCGATGCCCTGGCCTTTGTCTATGAAACTGCGGACCGGGATCAGGCCGTCGCAGTAGCCGAAGACGACCTGCATGAACTGGGCGATCTGCTCGGGATCAGGCTCGTCGCCGAACACATCAATCTGCGGGGCCGCGTCGTTGAAGTCGCGCCATGGATTGAAGTGGAGGATGTTTTCTTTGGCCTTATCAGGCACCGTGTCGTCGCGCATGGATGAATCCTCGCCGGGATTGGTTGGTTCGTCTGTCATTTGGCGAGGCTCCAGCACCGCTCGACGTAGTCACAAAAGCGGCATTCGAAGAAGTCGCGATTGGCGGCGATGCGCGGCAGCAACTCTCCCGCGTCAGTGGCCTGCAGGATCCGCACCGCACGATCGGACATGCGCTGCGCCAGATCGGCATCGAAGGGGACGAGCTCGTGGTGAAGCTCGGCCGTGTCCTTGTTGATTGCCGTGAACAGCGCCGGTACGGACGAAATTCCCGGCACCGAGGGCTCCATATAGGCCTGATAGATGGCGATCTGGGCTGCATAGACGGGCTTGGAAATCGTGACGCCCTCCTTGATGCAGGCGCGCCAGTTCTTCGCGTTCATGGTCTTGCACTCCCAGAGCGCCGGGGTGCGCAGACCAAGCGCTGCCGGGGCATCAGCGATGATCCCGTCGACATGGCCCCGGATACGTCCGCCCGCGACGGAGAAGCCGAACTGGCCGCCATCCCGCTTTTGGGTGACCAGATCGATCCCAGCCGCGCGCAGCCAGCGGATCGCAAGATCCTCGAGCTGGTGTCCGATGGCGAAGATTCGCAGCGTCTGGCCGCTGAAGTCCGCGCCCTCATCTTTTGGCGCACCGGCAAACTCGAACTGCAGCGCGCGTTCGCAGGCATGCCCCAGACGGGACGCGCCGAGATAGGTCCGGGGTGGCGTGGCCTCGCGTTCGGCGATGAGGGCGGCGTCGACCAGCGCGTTGATCCGCTCGGCCATGGAGGGACGCGGGTTGAAATCCAGCATCAGAACGGCACCTCCGGAGTCTGGGCCCGCGCGATGTCGGACATGGCCTCACGGAAACCCTCGACGGCTTCCTCGATCAGGGCGCGCACCTGCGCCTCGGTCAGATCGGCGAAGGCGGTCTGCCAGCCGATCTCGTCCATCAGCATGGCGATGCGTTTCATGGTGGCGGTGACAGCGGTGCGTTCTTCTTCGGTCAGATCAACCATGGCAAAACGCTCCCGCGCCAAACGCGTCCAGAAGCCTTGGCAGGGCATCGAGCAGAACCAGGCCGATGGCCGGGGCCGCTTCGACCGGTGCGGATCGCGCCAGCCAAAACCACGCGTGGTTTGTCGGCAGACAGCACAGAGCGTTCCACGCGGATGCCAGAGACGCCGCCGATCCTCGGCCGTTATTGGGGTTGAAGATGTCATGGGTCATGCCACCCTCCGCTCGGATCCGACCACCGCGTTCACGGCTGCCTGGATGGCGCGTTTGTTGAAGCTGAAGGTCATCAGCGCAGAGGCGCGGTAGCGCGTCAGGCCGAAGTCGTGGCGACACTCGGATGGCAGGTATTTCAACTGCTTGTCGGTCGGTGGCTGGCGCAACCACGACTTGGTTTTGAAGGCGCTTTCATCGCTCTCGTGGGTGTTCAGCCAGTCGTCGGCCTGAGCGAGGCAGACGGTGCGCTCGCCGACACCCAAAAGACGTAGCCGCTCGCCCTTGGCCCCGCCGATGGCGTACCAGACCCCGTCCATCCAGAAGATGCCGCCCCAGGCCGTGAAGCCCGTGGCCATCAATGCATCGTCTGAGCCGAAGAGATCCACCCAAGCGAAGCTGGAGCGTTTCAGCAGGTCGATCTCGGTCATGACAAAGCCCGAGAGTGGCACTGCCTCCGCTCCAGTTTCGCCCTCATCCTGCAGCAAGACCTCGCCGCAGAGCGGGCATTCGGTGGCGGCGAGCGGAATCTCCGCCGCGCAGGCTGGGCAGGATTTGGTGGGGGCTTCACCGGTGCCGATCTTGCCGTCCAGATCGACATCTTGTTCCAGCGTACCGTGGATCAGGCTCGACGTTCCGAAATCCAGCACCACGCAGTCAGTCTTGACGATGCCGGGGTGTTGCTCTGGATCGACCGTGCGCAACCCGCGCCCGACCATCTGGATCATGGTGGATTTGTAGGAACTGGGCCGAAGCAGCACGACACAGGACGTCGGCGGATGATCCCAGCCTTCCGTGAGCACCGCGACGTTCACGATGACGCGGATGTCGCCTGCCGCGTAATCGGCAAGGATCGCCTTGCGGGTCTCGGCCGCCAGATCGCCGTGGATCAGCCCGGCCGTGATCCCCGCGGCACGGAATGCCTCGGTCACATGGTCAGCGTGAGCGATGGTCGAGCAGAAGACAACGGTCTGCCGGTCGCCGGCCTTCTCACGCCAGTGGCGGATCACCTCGTCGGTAACCGGCGCGCGATCCATGATGTCGGCCACCTCGGTCATGTCGAAATCCGCGCTGGTCTTGCGGACGGATTTCAATTCCTCCTGCACGCCAACATCGATGACAAAGGTGCGCGGCGACACGAGGTGGCCCGATGCGATCAACTCACCCAGACGCACCTGGTCGGCGACATTGTCGAAGACCTCGCGCAGTCCCTTGCGGTCGCCGCGGGTCGGCGTTGCCGTCACCCCGAACACCCTCGCGTCGGGATTGGCATCGCGCACCCGGTCGATGATGCGGCGGTAGCTGTCCGCCACCGCGTGATGCGCCTCGTCGATCACGAGCAGATCGAGGCGTGGCATGTCGGCGAGGTTCGGCGCCCGCGCCAATGTGGGCACCATGGCGAAGGTGACATCGCCGCCCCAGGATTTTTCGGTGGCGTCGATCACGGATGTCGACACCTCTGGCACCACGCGGTGGAACTTGGCGCGGTTCTGCGCGGTCAACTCGTCGCGATGGGCCAGCACGCAAGCCTTGGCGCCGTTGCCGATCATCTCGCCGGTGACCGCCGAGAGCATGATGGTCTTGCCCGCGCCGGTGGGCGCCACGCCGAGCGTGTTGCCGTGTTGGCCGAGCGCAGCAACACTGCGCTCGACGAAGGTTTTCTGGCGGGGACGCAGGCGCATGACCGATCCCCCCTTACTGCGCCCAGCTCGGCCGCCCGGGGGCACCTGAGTTTGCTGCCGGCGGATTGGACGAGGACGTTGGGGCGGCAGCACTCTGCTGCGGGGCATTACCGCTGAACTGGAGCGGCGCCGTGCCCATGATCTGCGCATAGTCGCGATGATCGGGCGTGACGGTGCTGCGGATCTCGTTCTTGTCGTCGCCGCTGGCGTCGGTGCCGATGTCGATGCGAGCCACGAACTCGATGCCGTCGAGATCGGCAAAGCCGCTGATGCGCCGCGCGGCCTGCGCCTCCGGCGACATGTCCTTGTCAGAAATCCCGCGCGCCGAGTTCAGCATGCCGCGCACCAGGCTCCGGCCAATGTTGGCCCAGTCCGGTCCCTTGGGACTATAGAGCCCGATCAGCGTGAAGATCTTGCGGCGGGCATATTGCCCCTCGGTGACGGTGAACTCGCCGTTCAGATACACCGCGCCTGTAGAGCCGCGCGTGGCATAGCCGCCAGTCCAGCCCTGCGAGGCATCGTCGAATCCGCCGGGACGGATGGTCAGCCGCACCTTGGCCAGCGTGCCCTTGGGAATGAGGTTGGTATTGCTCTGTGCGTCGTTGAAATCGTTCCAGGAACCCATGGGGAACCTCCTTTTCTGATCAGGATTGCGGTTGGGATTGGTCGGCACCGGCCGTATCGGCAGGCGGTGGGGCATAGGTCAGCCGTTCGGATGGAGGCGTCGCTGCAGTCCGGATCTTCGCCATCAGGCGGCCGAGATGGGGTTCTTCGACCTGGTCCAGACGGCCGGAGCGGTCCTTGGCCGGAAAGCCCCAGGGATTGATCGTCTGGCAGACGAAGGCGCGATACGGATCGCCGCCATCGGCCTTCAGTTCCGCCATGGTGATCACCTCATCGACGATCCCCGGCAGCTCGAGCCCGGTCTTGGAGCCATCGATCTGCGGCTGGAACAGCTTGCGGTTGAAGTCGTCAAACTTCTCGTCGAGGATCCCGACGAACCAGACATTCTTGGCCCGCGTGTGCTGCAGATGGGTTAGCCACGCGATCATCTCGCGGCCGTGCAAACCGTAAGCGCCGCGCACATCCGGTTTGCCGGTTTTCTCTGACAGCGCTTCCGGCTGGCCCTTACACCACCCGAAACACAGCCGCCCCGCTACGGTGATCGAGTCCACGAATATCGTGTCGTAGCCGTCCAGTGCGGCCGGATCGCCAAAGCGGTCGCAGACGGCGGCATAGTGAGCCGGGCTGTAGGGCTGCTCGTCGCGCAGCGCAGGGTTGGGCCCGCCGATGAACACCGCAAAGTCCCGACATTCCGTCCATGTGCGCGGCCGGATACTGGCGCCCGTCCATCCCTCGATGGCGAGATCGCCCGCTTCGAGATCCATGAACAGCGTGCGGTCAGGATCAAGGGTCCACAGGAGGGAAGTTTTGCCAATTCCACTGACCCCGAAGATGCAACCCTTGATCCCACGAGGCTCAGCAAGTCGTTGATCGGCGCTGATGATGGGGAGGCTCACTGGTCAGCCCCCTGCGCGAGGATCTCGACCTTCAGCGTGCCGGGCCGGACGGTGCGCGCAGATTCGAAGCCCTGCCGGATGGCTTCGGGCCAGGCCGCGTATTTGCGTTCAGGCACCTTGTAGGCGAGATCGACATATTCAGCGGGATCGTCCCCGGCATCGCGGATCCGCTCGACTATGTTGGCCAGTCGGTCCTGATCCCAATCCACCCGTTTCGGCAGATCGGCAACCACGGTGAAATCACCATCGTCGAACCGGACAGTGCCGGAGTCCTTGCCAACAGCCATGCGCTCATCGGCGGCGCGCGTTGCGTAGCGGACGGCCAGTCCAGCATCGAAGCGGGTCTTGGCCGCCTTGTCGCGCTTCAGACGCTCGTCGATCTCGCACTGCAGGATTGCCAGCAACTCAACCGGCAGGGCCGCGATGTCGGCTGCGCTTAGGGACGGCAGATCGTCGAGCCTGGGAGTGTTCTCGGGGAATGGCATGAAAGGGTCTCCGTGATCGGTGAAAAAGGATTGGAATGCGGGCATCACGCGGCCTCCTGTTCGGCGAGCAGGAGCTCGGACAGCGAGACGGCAGCGGCTTTGGGCTTGGGCCGGGCGACGGCGATGTAGGCGAACTGGTCAGGCCCAATGCGCTCCTGCACGAGATGCACGAGACCCTGCTCGGCGGCCCAGAAGGCCCGCGATCCAAGCCTGCTCAACTCGGCGCGCGCCGCATCCGACAGCCCCGAAAACACAGGGAAGATGTCGAGCACCAGAAAGCCGCGGTGGTATTCCAGCCGGTCGCCGGGGGCGGCCTGCGCCACCCAGGCGGCGAACTCGATTTCCGACAGCGGTCGGCTGGCGCGGACCGTGATGAAGGGTGTGGTTTCCATGAACATGATCTCCTCCTTTCGCCTCTACTCAGGCCGCCGCGGCATCGTCTCGGCGGGAACCGAAACCGCTTCGGTGGCTTGGTTCGAGGCGTTTTGCTGATCGTCCGACTGGCCCATGTCGGCGTCTGCGTAGATCGCCACGAGAGGCGTCCCATCCTGGTGCGCACCGGCATTCTCGATGCGGTATGCATGCTGGTTCTTCAGGATTTCCGGCAGCTCCCAGCGGCGGTAGAGGCCGGGGATGCGCTTGAGGTCTACGGACAGGAGGTCGGCTTTGCGGATCATGCGGGTCGACTTTCGGTTTGAGTGGGGCGCGCGGTGGCGTCTGAATGAGAAAAGCCACCGCACCGCAGGGATCGGGACACCCGATCAGCGAAATTCTTGCAGGGCATCGCGCAGACGCCGGGTCGCCCGCTGATAGCGTTTGCGCGTTGCCGCCTCAGACAGCCCCAACTCCGATGCGACCTCAGCCTGCGAGAACCCGTCGACGGCCACGCGGATCACCAGATCAGCATCCGCTCCGATGATGCGCACGAGATCGCCATGAAGCAGTGCATTGCTGGCGTTGGCTGGCGCCTGACCGGCAGTCGGGATTTCGTCGGGATCGGCTTCGCTGTGCAGGCTCTGGAGCCTGTCCTCGCGTTGACGCGTTCTGATCAGGTCCCGCTCGATGTTCCGCAGAATGGTTGCCGCGATCCAGTTGACCCGCTGCAGATCCAGACCCCGAATGGCCTCGGAAGCTCGTGCAAGGATTTCGGATGCGACTTCGTCGCCAGCGCCAACCCTGCGCCAGATCGATCTGCGCCGAACGGCATCCAGCCCCGGCCAGAGCGCCAGCAGCATTAACGTCAGGGCACAATCGGAAACCGCGCCGCCGGACTGAGCGGCCCCGACCAGCGCAACCAGCAGCCGGTTTTTCTGATCCGGGCCGCGGCCGCTGACGTGCAGCGTATCCAGCAATGCGGCCGGATCAGCGAAATGTGCGAGCGGTTCGCTGTTGCGCCGAAGCGCTTCGAAGTTCATTTGAAAATTGAGAGTTGAAGAAGACAACATGAGGTGATCACGGATCTCGTGCCACGCAATGGACATTGGACGCCTGCCTTGCGGCCAGGCGTCCAGCGCCTTCTCGTGGCCAGGTCAGGACGTCGCGCGTCTCTGCGATTTCAGGGATTTGGGTGGATGCGCGCCTCAGCGCGCGGGTGATTGTGCCTGGTTCAGCGTGCCGCAGCCGCGGCATGTGGCCTGAACCGGGAAGCCCACGAGATATTCGTGACCCCGTGCAAAACGCAGGTGCATGCGGCCGTCCCGGTAGACGCCGAGCAGCTTGTCACAGCGCGTACAGCGCCATTCCGGGCTCAAACGGTTGGGTTTTGATTTTGTGCCACCGGTCCAGCTGATCTGGGTTGGCCGGGGGGAAGTATCGGGAGTCGGCATGGAAGGGCTCCTCTGACTGAGTGAGCCTTTCCAATAGACAGCTGTTTTTTAGACCGTCGCCCCCAATATTTTAGACCGTCGTCAGACGGGCCCGCTGAGATCCGCCAGATCAGACGACCAGTCGCCAATATCCACGGGTCGAACCCTTGGCGATGTAGACGTCAAGAATGCTCTCCCACATCGGTTTCTTGAACGCCTGCTGTGGGCTCTTGACGCCAGTATCCTCGATGAGGTCAGCCGTCTTGACATCTGGACTGCCGGCAAGATGCGCCGCGACAAGCTTTTCGAAGATCCGGATCTGATTTGCACCAAGAATGGCAAGCGGTGCTTTTCCGGGGATGCACAATGAAGCGGATTGGTTGCCTGACTTGAGCACTGCGACTGAACTGCCCCCCGCGGCAACATTCCGTCCAGAACTGAAGGTCTGCGCCAACGCATCGCGCGACAGCACCAAGTCTTCGCCCTCATCGGACAGATGCGTGAGCACCGGAATGACGACGTTCGGCCCGAGGCAGGTGAGTGTATCGACGCTGGATGTTAGGACGATCCCGATCCCAGACGCATTCCGCGCACGCAGGAGTTGATCCAGCTTGTTGATGACCTGGGGATCACCCAAACGCCGCGCGAAATAGACCGGTTTGCGATCACCATCCGCCCCCATGTCACCCATCAGGACCAAATCCTGATCAAGGACTTGCGCTCCCTTGCTTGCCAGCATTGGACGGATGAGTTTCAGCACGGTTTCCTGAAGCCATTCGCGATTGAGTTGATAGCGTTCCAGATCGGCCGCTGGATGTTCGCCCGCATCTTCTCCAAACGGACCTGTCGCCGAGACCATTCCTGGCGTCGATGAGGGCTTGATCTCGACCTCACCGTTGATGTCGTCCTCGTCAATCAGCACGACATCCTGCCGGTCACGCCGCTCGAGCAGCCCACCCTCAATCAGACGATCAGGATCAAGCCCGATCTCACGCAAGTATCCACCCGTGACCTCGTCTTCCACGAGATCGTAGAGGTCCACCAGTTGCGCGAACATGGCACGCAGATCGCCGTTGTCGATCTGACGGAAGGCGCTCAGGATCCCCCATTCGTGCAGCAACGCAAATCCGAGGCTGCGTTCGTCGGGGTCCTTGTTGCTCTGCAGATTGCAGCTCTTGGCGCCTGACACGGTGATGTTGAGGGAGCGTTCCTTGGCGTCGCCTGCACGGTTGTACTTTACCGCAATACCGATGCGACTGAAACTGGCCGCCCGCCGGAAAATGTTTCCCCGGCCGAGATACCTCGTCGCGACGTCCTGGATGTCATCATCGATGGCAACTTTCAGAGCCAGTTTTCGGCTCCAGTGACCCAGACGGATTTCCACTTCCAGCACCCGTGCCACTTGAATCTCTACGCCTGCAATCGTCGGGGTCGGAAGTGCCAGCGACGTGCGGAACCGGCTGAGGTTGTAGCGCTTCCACGTCAGCGGTTTTTGAGAAATATCGTGCTCAAGCGTAACCTCGGCAAAGGCATCGCTTACTTTTTGTCGAACGACCGGACTATCGCCGCATATTTCGATCTGCCTTTTCGACGGCGTGTAAATCAATGTCGCCTCGTTGGGCGGACGGAAATAGATCGTTCCTCGCCGCCCGTCGTCGCGATGGTCATGCACACTCGACAACGGGCCGCCGTGACGGACTATGAGCATGATCGAAGTGGGATGCGCGTCAGTTGCAGGAAGATCGAGCGCTTTGACGGTGCAAGCTGTCTTGAGTTCAAGGACCTCCGTGATCTTCGACGCCAGCGCGCTTTCATTTATTGCGTTTGCGTCGAGGGTAATCGTTTTTTCCAATTCCACTTAAAACGCATCGTACATTTTGCCGTGGTCGCGGAATTGGCGCGCAAAATGAAAACTCTCCGCATCCTCGAACGTCTGGCGAGCGTTCAGAAATGCCCAGATGCTCCGACAAAGAGGATCTGGTTGGGCTTCAATTTGCAATACCTGCTCTTCGGTGAACTGTCGTTCGACAATCGTAGTGAGAGATGAAATTCCCTTGCCATCCGCAAGCGCGCGGATCCGCCGACAGCGTTGCTCAGCTGGCCGCAGTTCGTCCAAATCGAATTGAGACAACGTATCAACAATTCCTTGCCGAAACTCATTGACCAACTCTTCATCGGACGAATTCGGAATTTCTTCTGACAAATTGAATTCCGGTTCATTTTCGCCCTCCTGAAGGGCAAGCGCTGCACAAGCAAGGTCAATGCGTGCATCTTCGACCAACGCAAGAATATTGGGGCCGATCGGACTTGCTTTGCGCGCCATGAACTCACCTCTCAATGCATTTTTTCTCTCAACTCGATTCAACCTTCGATAATCGTGGACAAGAGGCTGCTCCACAAGAGCCGATGTTCACTACATGTTCACACGTTCACCGGTGTTGAAGAGCGTCTGTCCCACAAAGGGGCTCTGGGTGGCTTTTGGTTGGTAACGACAGCATCAAACACGGCCGCTCAGGACATGAAACGACCCAACCCTCTGCACCCCGACCAGATGACGCCCGCAGAACGCCGGGGCGAGCTATGCAGCTTGCTGGCCGCCGGATTGGTTCGATTGCGTATGCGGGATCGAGCGGAAGTATCTGACGATACAGGAGAAAGTGGACTACACTATTCGGTGGACGAATGGCGTCATGCAACTCCAACCCACTGGAGAAATGCATGACCAAACAAGATCCCATTCCCGCCCGCCTGGCAGCGCTCAAGACAACATCGACGCCGGACCTGAAGCAGCAATGGCGTGACCTGTTCGACAGCGAACCACCGCCGTTCAACCGCCGCTATCTCGAGAGCCGACTGGCGTACCGCATCCAGGAGCTGGCCTATGGCGGCTTGAAGCCGGAAACGGTGAGAAGGTTGGAGGCGCTTGGAGAACAGTTGGATGGCGGTGACAGGAAAAAGAGCCGCATCCGCGCCGACCAAATGCCCATCGTCGGCACACGGCTGATCCGTGAGTGGCAGGGTGTCGAGCACGTCGTCACCGTCACCACCGACGGTTTTGACTGGCAGGGCCGCGCCTACAAGTCGCTCTCCGCCATTGCCCGCGCCATCACCGGCACACGCTGGAACGGCTGGGTGTTCTTTGGCCTTAAAAACCATCGGAGGGGCGCATGACCAAACCGATTGTTCGGAAACTGCGCTGCGCGATCTACACCCGCAAGTCTTCCGAGGAAGGGCTGGAACAGGAGTTCAATTCGCTCCACGCCCAACGAGACGCCTGCGAGGCCTATATCGCCAGCCAGCGCTCCGAGGGCTGGGTGCTCGTCCGCGATCAGTATGACGACGGCGGCATTTCTGGCGGCACGCTGGACCGCCCCGGCCTGCAACAGCTCATGGCAGATATTGAGGACGGGCTTGTCGACGTGGTCGTCGTCTACAAGATCGACCGTCTCAGCCGCGCGCTGGCCGATTTTGCCAAGCTGGTCGAGGTGTTCGACCGCAATGATGTGACCTTCGTCTCGGTCACGCAGTCGTTCAACACCACGACGTCAATGGGGCGGCTGACCCTGAATATCCTGCTCTCCTTCGCCCAGTTCGAGCGCGAGGTGACGGCCGAACGCATCCGCGACAAGGTCGCCGCCAGCCGAAAGAAGGGCATGTGGATGGGCGGTGTGCCGCCCTACGGCTACCGCGTCGAAAACCGAAAATTGGTGATCGACGAAGAGCGCGCTGAGCATGTCCGCTGGATCTTCGCGCGCTTCCTTGACATCGGCTCAGGCACGGAACTGTCGCGCGAGGTAGCCAAACGCGGAATCCGGACCCCGCGCGGCAACAGGATCGACAAGAAATATCTGTATCGCCTGCTGAACAACCGCGCCTATATCGGCGAGGCGGTGCACAAGGGCGAGAGCTACCCCGGCGAGCATGACGCCATCATCGACCGCGAGACATGGGGTCGTGTCCACTCGATCCTGCAGGAGAGCCCGCGCAAACGCGCCGCGCGGACCCGTGCCAATACGCCCGCGCTGCTCAAAGGCTTGCTCTACGGCCCCGAGGGCGCGGCATTTTCGCCGACGCACACGCGCAAGGGCGGCAAGATCTACCGGTACTATGTCAGTCAGACGGTTCTGAAACACGGTGCCGGTACGTGCCCGGTTGGCCGCGTGCCCGCAGGAGAAATCGAAGCCGCAGTCATCGACCAGCTTCGCACCGTCTTTCGCCAACCCGAGATCGTGGCCGGGACATGGAAGGCGGCACGCGCCAATGCCGACGACATCGCCGAAGCCGACGCCGCCGCCGCCTTGCAGCAGCTCGATCCACTGTGGGACGAACTCTTCCCGGCCGAGCAGGCGCGCATCGTGGCGCTGCTGATCGAGCGCGTCGACATCGGCACGGACGGGCTCAATGTCCGGCTGCGCGTCGACGGCCTCCGTGGCCTTGCGCGCGAGATGCTTGCAGGCGGAATTGAGGCGGCGGCATGACCAGCAGGACGCCGATCCCAGAGACTGTGACGCTCAACGTCCCGTTCCGCGTCGTGAAGCGCGGTGGGCGAAAGGAGATGCAGCTGCCCGAGGGCGTCAAGCAACCGCGTCGAACGGATAACACGCTGGTCAAGGCGCTGGCTCGCGCGTTCCGATGGAAGCAGCTGCTTGAGTCGGGCGAGTTCGCCACCATTGCCGAACTGGCGGAGCGCGAGGGGATTGCACCGTCCTACATGACCCGCGTGCTGCGGCTCACATTGCTTGCGCCCGATATCGTCGAGGCGATCTTGGACGGCAGGCAAGGTTCAGGCGCGACGCTGTCCAAGCTGCTTGAGCCGTTTCCTGGCGACTGGCGAGATCAGCGCCTCTAACAGCCTAAATTTCAAGGGATTCGGCTTGTGCCGCAGACCGCCCATCACTTACACTTGAGGAAAGAGAAGTGACGGGCCACGATCAAGTCGGCGCGCTCAAATCAAAAAAATAGTATTTCGTTGAGGGGCGCTCGAGCGAATGGAAGCTGCGGAAAGAACAATAAGCAAGATACTCACAGAACAAATACGCTATGAGATCCCTCCGTATCAACGGCCATACTCATGGGAGAAAGGAAACGTCGAACAGCTTCTAGATGATGTGTGGGATGCTTTTGAAGCCGATGACGAAGAATATTTCATCGGGTCCCTCATCACCATCGAGCGAAGCAAGGACGAGCTTTATGATGTCGTCGATGGGCAGCAGCGGCTGACGACACTTAATCTGATTTTCGCACGCTTAAGAGATGCGGTTAGTGAGCCGGCAAAATCGACGCTTGGAAAACGGGTCTTACCCAAGAACGAGCTAACCGGCGAAGAAGAGACGCCGCGCCTCACACTCCGACAAAAAGATCAAAGCTTTTTCCGGCGCCACGTTTTGGCCAGTGAGGAAATCACCGACGCGATATCGCGCGAAATTGAAAATAAACAGGATGCGCCAAAAATAAGACTCGCTGAGAACCTTGGCGTCATCGACCATTTTTTGGCCCAGCGAGATGAGAAGTCTCTAAAGCTGTTCGCAAATTACCTTCTGACGAAGGTGTACGTGGTGTTTGTAACAACTGCGTCATGGCAGTCGGCATACCGGCTGTTCAACGTATTGAACGCGCGCGGAATGCCGCTGTCGAACGCAGACTTGATCAAGAACATGCTATTTGCGCGTCTGGGCGGTGCATCAGCGAAAAGCGAAGAGCTTGATGAACAGTGGCTACAACTCGAGGAAGCGATTGGCATCGAGCGGTTAGATCAGTTTCTGGCCCACCATCGATCATCGGTTACAGCGATCAAAGCGCGGAAAACCCTCCATGAGGAGTACAAACCGCTTATTGAGGCAAGTGACAGCCCGTTCAGCTTCTTGGATGGCATAACCACATCCGCTCGGAATTATCTCCGCATCCAGCAAAACGGCTTTGAGGATGTCGCCGCGCGACGATCTTTGCGTTCCCTCCATCGCGTCGCGTTCGAGGAATGGGTGCCACCGTTGCTCGCCTATCTTAACAATCCAGTTGAGGGTATATCGGAAGCTGAATTCATCGATCTACTCGAGAAAGTCACCTATCAGAACTGGATCAGGCGGCTTGCGTTTACCGCTCGCCTTACGGCTTATTTTCAGCTGATTACAGCAATACGTTCAGGAAAGTCGGCCGATGAGATTAGATCGATATTTCGGCAAAATGCACAGAATGACGAGTTTCGCTCACTGCTCAATGGTGAAGTTTATGGAAAGCCTTTTGCGCAGGCGGTCCTCCTTAGGCTAGAGGAGGCAGATCAAGATGAATCTGTCACGAAAGACTATGGCGGAAAAATAACTATTGAGCACGTGCTCCCTCAGGCCCTGAAAGAAGATTACTGGCGCGAGCGATTTACGGATGATGCTCACCGTCAATGGCTGCATCGCCTCGGAAACCTTGCTCTTCTTGCCGGCATCAAGAATTACAAGGCCCAGTACTTCAGCTTCGACCGGAAAAAGAAAATCTATTCGGAAAGAAACAATAAGGTGTCATTTGATACGACGAAGCTCATCCTGGAGCAGGATGACTGGCGTCCAGAGTTCATAGAATTTCGGCAAGCTAAAATGGTCGAAGCTGCCGCAGATATTTGGACGATTGAATGAACGAAAACGCCGCCGAAATTCAAAGGAGCCGGTCTTCCTTGGGTGCAAACGAAGTCAAATCGGCTCTATGGGACGGAGCGAATACGCTCCGGGGTTCGGCTGTCGATCGGACCGACTGGAAGGGCTACATCCTCCCACTCCTGTTCTTCAAACGCATCTCCGATGTCTGGGATGAAGAGACCGCCGAGGCGCAGGAGATCTATGGCGAGGCCGATCCCTCGCTGTTCCCCGAGACCCACCGCTTCGTCGTTCCAGAAGGCTGCCACTGGAACGATGTTCGCGAGACCGCGACGAACGTCGGGGCCGCGCTCCACCGCGCAATGCAGGAGATCGAGCGGGCCAACCCAGACACGCTCTTCCGCGTTTTCGGCACCGCCGATTGGGGCAACAAGGAGAAGTTCTCAGACGAACTGCTAAAGGATCTGATCGAGGGTTTTTCGGATATCGGGCTCGGCAACAAGGCGGTGAGTACAGATGTCCTCGGTGACGCCTACGAGTACCTGATCGGCAAGTTCGCCGACGTAACCCGGCGCAACAAGGCCGGCGAGTTCTACACCCCGCGCAGCGTCGTGCGGATGATGGTCGAGATACTTGATCCCCAGGAAGGCGAGAGCATCTATGACCCCGCCTGCGGAACGGGCGGCATGCTGCTCGGCGCGATCGAGCACGTCATGCGCAAGGGCGGTGATCCGCGGACCTTCTATGGCAAGATCTACGGCCAGGAGAAAAACCTCACCACCTCCGCCATCGCGCGCATGAACCTGGTGCTGCACGGGATCGAGGATTTCCAGATCGCCCGCGAAGACACGCTTCGCAGCCCTGCCTTCACGGACTCGAGCACCAGCGGCATCGCCACGTTCGACTGCGTCATCGCGAACCCTCCGTTTTCGCTGAAGGAATGGGGGCGCGAGCTATGGGAGGCCGATCCTTGGGGACGCGCCCAATATGGCATCCCTCCCGAGAGCTACGGCGACTATGCCTTTGTCCAGCACATGATCTCGTCGATGGCGCCAACCGGAAACAGCCGGATGGCCGTTGTCCTTCCGCAGGGCGCCCTGTTCCGGAAGTCGGCCGAGGGGACCATCCGTCAGGCTCTGCTGGAAAATGACATGATCGAGGCCGTCATCGGTCTCGCTCCCAACCTGTTCTACGGCACGCAGCTCGCCGGCTGTGTGGTCGTGCTTCGGCGCAAGAAGCCAGCGGAGCGCAAAAACAAGGTCCTGATCATCGACGCCTCCAGCCTGTTCCGCAAAGGCCGCGCGCAGAACTTCCTCGACCAGGACCATAGCGACCAGATCGTCGCCTGGTATCGCGCCTTCGAGGATGTCGAAGATCGCGCCAAGGTCGCCACCATCGACGAGATCAAGAAGGAAGGCTGGACGCTCAACATCTCCCGCTACGTGCTACCGCCCATCGGCGAGGACATCCCGCCGCTGCCTGAGGCCGTAGATGCGTTCAAGACGGCCCTTGCAGATGCACGCGCGGCTGAGGATCACCTGCGCAAGGTGCTGACCGAGGGAGGCTGGCTACAATGACCGCAAACCTCTCCCAACGCGAACTCGAAAGCTATCTCTGGGGCGCGGCGACGCTGCTCCGCGGCCTTGTCGATGCCAGCGACTACAAGCAGTACATCTTCCCGCTGATGTTCTTCAAACGCCTCTCCGATGTCTGGGACGAGGATTACCAGGAGGCGCTCGACGAAACCGGCGACGAAGGCTACGCGACCGCCACCGCGAACGACCGCTTCGTCATCCCCGAGGGCGCGCACTGGAACGATGTGCGCAGCGCGCCGAAGGATGTCGGACGGGCGCTCCTCTCGGCCTTTCTCGCCATCGAGGCGGCGAACCCCGAGCGGCTGCAGGGCGTCTTTGGCAACGCGCCCTGGACCGACAAGGGCCAGATGCCCGACGCCACGCTCAAGAACCTGATCGAGCACTTCTCGAAGCACGACCTGACGCTCGCCGCCGTGCCCGAGGACGAGCTTGGCAACGGCTACGAATACCTCATCAAGAAGTTCGCCGATGACAGCGGCCACACCGCGCAGGAGTTTTACACGAACCGCACGCTGGTCCACCTGATGGCGCAGATGCTCGAGCCGAAATCGGGCGAGAGCATCTACGACCCCACCTGCGGCACCGGCGGCATGCTGATCTCGTGCCTTGCCGAGGTTAAGCGGCGCGGCGGCGAGACGCGCACCATGGGCCTTTACGGGCAGGAGCTGATCACCATCACCGCCGCCATCGCCCGGATGAACCTCGTCATCCACGGCGTGTCGGACTTCCAGATCTCCAGCGGCAACACGCTGGCCGCCCCCGCCTTTGCGGAAGGCGACGCACTGCGCACCTTCGACGTGGTCCTCGCCAATCCGCCGTATTCCATCAAGAAATGGAACCGCGGCGCGTGGGAAAAGGATGTCTGGGGGCGCAACTTCCTTGGCACCCCGCCGCAGGGGCGCGCGGACTACGCCTTCTTCCAACACATCCTACAAAGCATGGACCCCGAGACCGGGCGCTGCGCGATCCTGTTCCCGCATGGCGTGCTGTTCCGCAACGAAGAGGCCGAGATGCGGCGCAAGCTGATCGAGGCCGATCTGGTGGAATGCGTGCTCGGGCTCGGGCCGGGGCTGTTCTACAACTCGCCGATGGAGGCCTGCGTCATCATCTGCCGCAGTCGCAAACCAGCCGAACGCAAGGGACGCATCCTGTTCATCGACGCGGTGGCCGAGATCGCGCGCGAGCGGGCGCAGAGCTTCCTGCGTGACGCGCATCAAGAACGCATCTTCGCGGCCTATCAGGCGTTTGAGGACGCGCCCGGCTTTGCCGCCGTGGTCAGCAATGCCGATGTGCTGGCGGCGGAGGGGAACCTGTCCATCGCGCGCTATGTGAAAAAGCCAAAGGCGGAAGTCGCCGAAGAGGACGCCGTTTCGCTTGCTCTGGCCTGGGGCAATTTCGATGCCGAGGGGCGGGAGTTCTGGACCGGCATGGATGGACTGGTCGACATGCTCGACGGGCTTGCCCCGGCGGAGGACGCCGATGCTTGAGCGCCCTTCGAAACTCGTCTCCTATCGCTTCGATCAACTGGCGGACCAGATCAACAAGCGCGTCATGCCGGATGAGGCCGAAGTGGAGCGTTATGTCGGGCTGGAGCACCTTGATCCCGACAGCCTGCGCATCCGCCGGTGGGGCGACACCAGCGAGGTCGAGTCCACCAAGCTATTGTTCCAGCCGGGCGACATCATCTTCGGCAAGCGCCGGGTCTATCAGCGCAAGGTGGCGGTGGCCGATTTCGAGGGGATCTGTTCAGCGCACGCCATGGTGCTGCGGGCCAAGCCCGAGACTGTCCTGCCGGAGTTTCTGCCGTTCTTCATGCAGAGCGATTTGTTTATGGAGCGGGCGCTGAGCATCTCGGTCGGCTCACTTTCCCCAACGATCAATTGGAAGGTGCTGGCAAAAGAGGAGTTTCTGTTACCTCCATTCCAAGAGCAGGCTCGTCTAGTGGAAGCGCTTTCGGGCCGTCAGATTCTTCTCGACCGACTAGAAGATGCACTAGTTGCGCTTTCATCACTGGAGAACTCCATTCTTGTTGCGCAATTCGGCGAAAGATACGGATTGAATCCTCATGGCTTTCCGATGTCGAAACTGTCGAACATGGCCGAAGTCCGGACTGGTTTGGCTAAGGGGAAAAAGGCCTCACCCACATCGGTTGAAATGCCATACTTGAGGGTAGCCAACGTCAAGGACGGCGAGCTTGACTTGGATGAAATCAAAAAAATTGTGGTCGAACGAGCTCAAGTGGAGCGGTACACGCTTCAGCTAGGTGATGTTCTGATGGCCGAAGGTGGCGATTTCGACAAGCTCGGGCGCGGGACGGTTTGGCAGAACGAAATTGAGCAATGTCTTCACCAGAATCATGTGTTTGCAGTGCGAGTTGATGCCGATGCTTTGGATTCATGGTACCTCGCTGCCCTTGCACGAAGCACTTACGGCAAGGACTATTTTCGCCGGTGCGCGAAGCGGTCGAGCAATCTTGCCTCAATAAACAAGGGCCAAGTTTCAAATATGATGGTTCCGCATCCAACGATTGCGGAACAGCGGGAATGGCTGGCGGGCTACACCAGCATTCGAAACCAACAAGAGGCAATAAAGAGCCGGGTACTGGCGTGCAAAGAACTCGGGTCGAGTATCCTGCGGCAGGGGCTGAACAGTGACTTTTAACGAAGCCAACACCGTCGAAGCCTTCATCCGTGACCGCATTGCAGGCACCACCAGCGCAACGGCCGTTGCGCCCGGCCTCGCCCGGCAGGGCGGCGCGATCTCCGGCCTCGGCTGGCATTTCGTCGGCCCCACTGACCTGCGACGCCAGGCGCAGGAGGCGCTGGTCGAGCCCTATCTGCGCGACGCGCTGATCCGGCTGAACCCCGACATCGCCGCCAATCCGTCCCGCGTGGATGACGTACTCTACCGCCTGCGCGCCATCGTCATGAGCGCGCGCTCGGACGGATTGGTGAAGGCCAATGAGGAATTCGCCGCCTGGATGCTCGGCGAACGCTCCATGCCCTTCGGCGCGGACGGCCAGCATGTCACCATCCGCCTGGTCGACTTCGACGACATCGAGCAGAACAGCTACGTCGTCACCCAGCAATTCACCTTCCGCGCCGGCAAGACCGAGAAGCGCGCCGATCTGGTGCTCCTGGTCAACGGCCTGCCGCTTGTCCTGATCGAGGCCAAGACGCCGGTCCGCTCCAGCCAGAGCTGGCTCGACGCCGCGCTCCAGGTCCATGACGACTACGAGCAGAACGTGCCGGAACTGTTCGTGCCGAACGTCTTTTCGGTCGCCACCGAGGGCAAGGAATACCGCTACGGCTCCGTCCGGATGCCTGTCGATCTCTGGGGCCCGTGGCGGACGGATGAAGATGTGTTGCAGTTGATGGGAGAGGTCGAAAAGGCCGTCACCGATATGCTGCGCCCCGCGATGGTGCTGGACCTGCTCGCCAACTTCACCGCCTTCGCCACGCAGAAGGGCAAGCAGCGCATCAAGATCATCGCCCGCTACCAGCAGGTCGAGGGCGTCAACAAGATCGTCCAACGCGTTGTCGCCGGTCAGGTGCGCAAGGGGCTGATCTGGCACTTCCAGGGCTCCGGCAAGTCTTTGCTGATGCTGTTCGCTTCCAAGAAGTTGCGTCTGCACCCGGCGCTGAAGAACCCGACCGTGCTGGTGGTGGTCGACCGCATCGACCTCGACAGCCAGATCGCCGGCACCTTCTACGCCGCTGACATGGCCAACCTGGTGCGCACCGACAGCCGCAAGGAGCTGTCCGACCTGCTGGCCAAAGACGTGCGCAAGGTCGTGATCACCACGATCCACAAGTTCGCCGAGGCGGACGGCGTGCTGAACGACCGCGACAACATCATCGTCATGGTCGATGAGGCGCACCGCACGCAGGAAGGCGACTTGGGGCGCAAGATGCGCGAGGCGTTGCCGAACGCGTTCCTGTTCGGCCTGACGGGCACGCCAATCAACCGCGCCAATCGCAATACGTTCTATGCGTTTGGTTCAGAGATCGACGAGAACGGCTACATGAGCCGCTACGGGCTCAACGACTCGATCCGCGACGGCGCGACCAAGGAGTTGCACTTCGAGCCGCGCTTGGTGGACCTGCACATCGACCAGCAGGCGATCGAGGCGGCCTACGCCGAGCTGACCGAAGGCCTAACTGACGAGGACCGAGACAAGCTCGGCCGCGCCGCCGCGAAGATGTCGATCCTAGTGAAAGCGCCGGAACGCATCAGCGCGATCTGCGCCGACATCGCGCAACACTTTCAGGCGAAGGTTCAGCCGAACGGTTTCGGCGCGCAGGTGGTGACTTTCGACCGCGAGAGCTGCCTTCTCTACAAGCAGGAACTCGACAAGCACCTGCCGCCGGAAACCTCCGACATCGTCATGTCGGTCAACAGCGGCGAGGATGAGTATGCCGCCTACCGGCGCGACCGGGATGCCGAAGAGAAGCTGCTGGACCGGTTCCGCGATCCGAAGGACCCGCTGAAGATCATCATCGTAACGTCAAAGCTGCTGACCGGCTTCGACGCACCGATCTTACAGACGATGTACCTGGATAAGCCGCTGCGCGACCACACGCTGCTGCAGGCGATCTGCCGGACGAACCGTCCCTATGGCGAGCAGAAGACCCACGGCCTGATCGTCGACTACCTCGGGATCTTCGACGACGTCGCGCAGGCCCTAAAATTCGACGAGAAGGGCGTTCAGAAGGCCGTGTCCAACATCGCCGAACTGGCCGCGATGCTGCCGTCGGCGATCCAGAAGTGCCTCGAGTATTTCGCTGGCGTGGACCGCGCCCTAACCGGCTATGAGGGCCTAATCGCTGCGCAGGATTGCCTGCCGAACGATGAGCGCCGTGACGCCTTCGCATCGGATTTCAGCGTCCTCAGCCGCATCTGGGAGGCGCTATCGCCGGACCCGGTGCTGACGCCGCACGAGAAGGACTATCGCTGGCTGGCGCAGGTCTACGAGTCGCTCAAGCCGTCTACCGGCACTGGTCGGCTGCTCTGGCACCGGCTGGGCGCCAAGACCATCGAGCTGATCCACGAGAACGTTCACGTCGATGCCGTGCGGGATGACCTCGACACGCTGGTGATGGACGCAGAACTGCTGGAGGCGGTTCTCGGCAACCCGGACCCCGATAAGAAGGCGAAGGAAATCTCCGTCAAGCTGACGGGCCGATTGCGCAAACACACCGGCAATCCTCAGTACAAGGCATTGGCCGGGCGTCTCGAGGATCTAAAGAACCGCCACCAGCAGGGGCTGTTGCTCAGCATCGATTTTCTGAAAGAGTTGCTCGAACTCGCAAAAGACGTTGTGAAGATGGAGCGTGAGACGCCCGTCGAGGAAGACATTGACCGCGGCAAAGCTGCTCTCACCGAGCTCTTCGAGGATGCAAAAAATGGTGAAACGCCGATCATGGTCAAACGCGTCGTGGACGACATCGACGAAATCGTCCGCGCGGTGCGCTTCGATGGTTGGCAGGCCACCCACGCTGGGGAACGGGAGGTGAAGAAGGCGCTTCGCCAGACTCTCTTCAAGTACAAGCTGCACCAGGACGCCGAGCTTTTCGAGCGAGCCTACGGCTATATCCGCGAGTACTACTGATCATGAAAGAACTGCTAGAGAATGCGGTTCTGTCCATCGAACTTGGCGTCGAGGATTTTGAGGCCGACGATGAGCGCCGCTTGCTCTCCGCAATCCGAAACCTCTACGCAGGCGTTCTTTTACTCTGCAAGCAGGTACTCTGGAATGAGTCCCCCGCGGGGTCGGAGGGGGCCTTGATCTATAAGGATTTGGTGCCGGAGAAGCAGGCCGACGGCACCGTGCTAATGAAGCCCAAGAAGGCACACCGCAACACTGTCGATCGACGCCTCATCGAAGAGCGGTTCAAGAGCCTTGATCTAGAACTTGATTGGGATCGGCTTACGAAGTTGGCGAACATCCGCAACGACGCCGAGCACCTGTTCCTTAAGGCCACACCTACCGTTGCGCGCGAGGTGCTAGCCTCCGCCATGCCCCTAATTGAGCGGCTGCTGGTCGAGCACCTGGAAGAGGAGCCACTGGAGGTTTTTGAAGATACGGTTTGGCAGAAGCTTCTGGAAAACAGAGAGGTATTTGATACACAACAGGCCCGGTGCCGCGACACGTTCAAGACCGTGGCGTGGAGCGGTGAGATATTCACACGCGCTTTGCCATTTCTCAGGTGTCCACATTGTTCGTCGCCGCTGGTCCGGTGTGTTGAGACTGAGAACATGGCGTTCGACAATCTCTGGACCGAGTGTGCTGAATGCGGTGAGGAGATCGAGCGAGAACCTTTGTTCGAAAAAGCCTTTGGCGATGTGAACGATCAAGAGGCCTACTCTGTCGCGAAAGACGGTGGAATGCCTTCGGTAACGACTTGTCCGATCTGCGACCGAGAGTCATGGAGTCGCTGGGATCGCAAATGCGTCTTTTGCAACGAAGACCGGTTGATCTGCGATCTATGCGAAACCGAGTGTGATCCGGAGGACTACATCACCCTTGATGGCCTTTGTTCCTCATGTTCATGGGGAATGCAGAAAGCGATGCGCGATGACTGAAGCGGCCGGGTTTCCGCCGATACAGTTGACCAGTGCTGGTTCGATATGTGTTCCATCTTTAGAGCACGACCGGCGTCGGAGTGTTCAAGGCGCGGCCCGCGAAAAGCAATTCGGACCAATGGCTTACAATCAATTCACCAAATCGGCGTAGTCATGAGGTCCGGAGAATATGGGCCCTGAGAGACCGCTTCTGGGCTTCCTGCCGCTAGGGCCAGTGCTCAGCCCTTCACGCATAACCTTCGAAAACAACGGAAAAATCCGGCCGCGGTTGGATCGGGAGAACGCTTTCTCAGGGGCAAGTGGCGGAGACGAAGGGATTCGAACCCTCGAGACGGTTTCCCGCCTACTCCCTTAGCAGGGGAGCGCCTTCGACCACTCGGCCACGTCTCCGCCGAC